TGCTGAGCCTGTACAAGGATGTTACTGCGGTTGCCGGTGACCCGGCTGCTCTGCCGACTGCTATCGACCCGATTGTGGATGCAGGCGCACTGCTCAACACCGCAAAGGCTCCTCTGGGCGACAGACGACTTGTGCTCGACCCGCTGACCGAGGCTGCTTTCATGAAGCTGGGAACCTTCCACGAGGCGGACAAGGTTGGCGACAACGGTACTGCACTGAGAGAGGCATCCCTCGGCAGAAAGTTTGGTTTTGATACCTACATGGACCAGAACGTCCAGAAGGACAGCTCGCAGATTATCCAGAACCTTGCCTTCCACAAAAACGCCTTTGCACTGGTCACCCGCCCTCTGGCTCTGCCAAACGGTGCCGCAAAAGCTGAGGTCGTAAACTACGACGGCTTCGGTCTGCGTGTTGTCTACGGCTACGACATCACCAAGAAAACCGATACCATCTCGATTGATATGCTGTGCGGTGTCAAAACGTTGGACAAAACGCTGGCGGTGAAACTCCAGTCCAAAAAGGCGTAGTAACAGGAGGGGAACAGCATGGATGAAAAGCAAAAAGAGGGGATCCTTGCCTTTATCCGGCTTTATCCTCTGGTCCCTGAGCAGATGGCGGCGGCGGTTGAGCAAATCTCCGCTGCCGCTTTGCTTTTAAAGGCGTATTTGCACCGTTATGATTTGCCAAGGGCGCTCTATCCAATCTGCGCGCAGCTGGCAGTAGCGCAAACCATATCCGCCGGTATTGCTGCCGGTATGGGAAACAGCCAAGTCCAGAGCGCGCAATCGGTCAAATCCATCACCGAGGGGGACACGACCGTCAGCTTTGCAAGCGGCACAAGCGAGGCAGCAGCGGTTGCAAACAGCAATGCCATCCCCGTAAGCCCGCAACAGGTGCTGGAGGCAAACCGGGAAATCCTCAACCGATACCGCAGAGGGGCGGTGCGACCATGATTCCAAAGGATACAGTAGCGGCTGCCAGAGCTGCCCTGCAACTGTTTTATGACGACAGAGCGGATGTTTATCGGGTGGCTTTATCTGGCAATGTGGTGGAACAAAAGAGAGCTTACACAGCTTTGCCCTGCCATCTGTCGCTGGACAGCAAGCCTGTTTTGCAGCAAGGGGAGCAGGTGGCAACCGCACCGGCGGAATTTACCGTTTACTTCCCACCGGATGCAGACATCTGCGAGGGTGACCGGCTCACAATCACCCACAGCGGCGGTGTGAGCGAGTACGATGTGGGCACAGTCCACGCCTATCACATCAATCGCATCTGCCGGTGCAAAAGGCGGGGGATTGTATGAGCGATTCCATCTATTTTCAAAATTTTGATGATTTCCTGCGAAAACTCAGAGAGCTGGAAGCCGACTGCGAGCAAGCTGCAAAGAATGTGCTCAACCGGGCGGCGCTGGAAGGCATGGGCGAAACAATAAAGGAAACGCCTGTTGACACCGGGTATTTGCGAGGACAATGGGAGCCGCATCCGGCAAAGCGCACCTTAGTTGGCTGGGAAAGCGGATACAGCAACAATGTGGAGTATGGCTTGTATGTAAACTATGGGCACCGCGTTGTAAGAAACGGGAAAACGGTCGGATACAGCACCGGCTTTTTTATGCTGGAAGCGGGAGAGGAATTTGCAAAAGAGCACATGAAGCAATACTTCGATGAGGAAATCATGAATATCAAGCAAGGAGGTGGGTGGTGATGCAGGTAAATCAAAACATACGATTTGACCGCTTTTTGACGGACAAAATCGACCAAAACAAACTAAACTGCATCGACTGTTTTCAACTGAGTGCCGCTGAACAGTTGTGCAAAGAATTCCCTCAGCTGCCGGTGGTGGTTGTGCCGCAACAGCAGAGCAGACCCATCCTGCAAATTCCTCCGGCTATCTTCGTGCAGGTGTTTCAGGTGCAACGGCATAAGCGCTTGGACGGTTTTGCCGAGTGGACTTTGGCGGTAAACTTTGCCTACATCAGCAAGGAGGTAAATGCCACAAGCGAACAGCAGGATGCCGCAGTCAGAATCATGGACAATATAGAGCGCATCCGACCGATTGAGGGGGTATCCTCCCCTTATACCATCTACAACGCACAGAGCAAAACGGTGGATGGGATTGTGAACATCACAGGAACCGTCAGCGTATGGGAGCAGCGCACAGACGATGCACCGCTGATTCAGTACGCAGAAACAAATATTATTGCAAAGGAGAAAGAGCATGGCGATTGTTAAACAGATTTTGCCCGGCGTATATGCAAACATCATCGCCGGTGACAGAGATGCAGCCTTGTCTGCGCGCGGAACCGTGGCAATGGCGCTCGACCTTGATTGGGGTGCGCCGCTGACCACACTGCTGCGAGGAAACAGCACGATTGCCCCTTTGGGCTACGATTTGACCGACCCAAAGCTCAAGTTGGTCCGCGAGGTGATGCAAAACGCAGGAACACTGCTGCTGTATCGCCTGAATGCCAAAAAGGGACAGCCGGCACAGGGCACACTGGCGGCGGGCATCACCGCGAAAGCGATTTATCCCGGCATCCGCGGAAACGACATCAAAATCACTGTGGAGAAGGACAAAGATGTTTTTATCATCCGCACCTATCTGGGCACTCGGGAGATGGACGCCCAGGCAGTGACAAAGCCGGGGGATTTTATTCCAAACTCGTATATCAAAATCGAGGGCACCGGCACACTGGAAGCGAAAACCATCACCCTCACCAGCGGCAGCAATGGAGAAATAACCGCGGCAGCAGGGTATGATGCTTTTTTCGAGGAAATCCGCAAGCATGAATTTAATGTGCTCTGCTACACCGGCACCGATGCAGAAACAAAGGGGAAATATGCAGCCTTTGCGGAGGAGCTGGAACAGGCGGGGATTTACACCCAGGTAGTCATGAACAATCCGGCTGCCAAAGGGGTCAACATCATCAACAACACCGTTGGCGGCAGCACAGCGCAGTATGATTTGACGGCAGCAGAGGCTTGTGCGACCATGGCAGGAATCCAGGCAGGCTGCGGCATTGAGAAATCTGCCACACACTATCAGGTGGACCATTGGATTCGGGTAAACCCAACCTTAGACAGGTGGCAGCAGCAGACCCGAACAGCGGCAGGCGAAATTCTCTTTGTGGAGATGCACCGCAAGATTTGTGTCCTCAGTGACATCAACAGCTTGACCACTTTTGACGCTGAGCACCCGGAGGACTGGAGTAAAAACCTTGTCATCCGCACCCTGCGCGCCATCACAGCAGACCTCAAAAAGATGCTGGACGAAAAGGCAATCGGCAAAATCCGCAACAACAGGGACGGCAGAAACGAAATTAAAGGCAAGTGCGTTAGCCTGATTACAGAAAACTACCTGAACAATGGATATGTGGAGGACTTTGCAGCGGACGATGTGACCGTCAGCTGCATGGGGGATGCTGCCAGGGACAGTGTAGCGGTTACTGTCGGTGTGCGAGTTGTTGACACAATGGATAAAATCTATCTCACTGTCGTTTCGGAATAGGAGGGGTGAGCTATGAAAAAAGAAAGATTATCAAACATCCCGTCCGGCAACGATGGGAACGGATACGCCACAGTAGGCGGCGAAAAGGTGGCAGTTTTCAAAATCCGAAAACTTTCTCCAAAATTAACAGGCGAAGTGGAAAAAGGAAACTTTCTCGGAGAGCGCATGAGCCAGCACGCTTTGCGGCGCGTGGAGGGGACCTTTTCCGTCAGCTATTGTCCTACCAGCTACTTTGTAAAAATGGTGAAGCAGTGGAAGGAAACAGGTATCTACCCCGATATTACCATCCAGTATTACAACGAGCTCAACGATGTGCATGGACGCGGTGAATACCAGCTGCGCAACTGCATCCTCAAAGATTTGGAGATGGGGATGCTGGACGATGAATCGGTTGCTGCCATTACCCACACCACAGAGGGAACCTTTGATGACTTTGACATCATCAGTGAAATGAAATAGGAGGCACGACGATGGAAACTTTAAAGAATTTCTTGCACCCAAAGAGGAAAGAAAACATCCGGTTTGTGCTTTCTGATTCCTTTGTGGACGAGCAGGGAAATCCGCTGGAATGGGAGATGCGGCAGATTAAAGCAAAAGAGGGTATGGCAATCTCCCGAGACTGCGAGGGCGCACCGGAAATGGAGACAATGGCGCGCTATATCGCAGAGGCGCTGGTAGTGCCAAATCTTAAGAGTGCAGAAATTGTGGATGCTATGGCGCAGGAGCACAACGGCAAGATTATGAGCCCTTCTGAAATCCTGCTGGAGCTGGTGACAGATGGCGAGCTTGCCAAGCTGGTTAGGATTTACAATCAGCACAATCAGGCGTCACTGGATTTCCATACGCTTAAAGAAGAAGCAAAAAACTGATTAAGCAGGGTGGGGATGCGTTTGCTTTGCAAGCTCACCTTGCCCTGCAAAACCACAATATTTTACCGGAGCAATATTATCTGCTGCCGGTGCGGGAAAAGGCTTTTCTGACAGCATCGGACGAGATTGCGGCAGAGGTGAGGAGGGGTGAGTGATGGCACAGACATTGGATGCGAGATTTCAAATCAAGGATGACGGCAGTGTTGTGCTCAGAAACATCTCCAAAGAGCTCTACAAGGTAAAGTCCAATACCAAAGATGCGTCCAAGGCGGCGGATGCGTTTGGCGACACCTCAGTAGGAGCGACCAAACGGGCGCGAAAAGGGCATGAGGAGTTAAACGATACCATCGCAGGCACCGAGCAGGCTTATAAAAAGTTAGGAGACCATCAGGGAGGCGTGGACGGGTGGAACGCAGGCTCGTCCGGGGTGCGTTCCTTAATTGGTGATGCTGCCAGCTTTGCAGCAGTAGGTATCGCTGCACGCAAAGCATGGAAAGGGACGATGGATGCCATCAACCTGTCCGCCATGCAAAAGGTGCAGGAAACCACCTTTCAGGCGCTTTTAAACAGCAAGGCTGCCGGAAGCGCGTTGTATGATTATGTATCAGCCTATGCCAAGGTGTCCGTTTTAGGGCGGGAGGATCTTGCAAATGCGGTGACAGCATACAGTGCTTATACCAAAAACGCAGACCAGCTCGAGCGGATGATGAAGCTGACCGAACGCTTGTATGCAAAAGACCCGACACAGGGTGCAGAGGGCGCAGTCTTTGCGATGCGGGAGCTTTTATCCGGTGACACCATGAGCATCAAAGACCGCTTTAACATGAGCGGATTTTCCGGCGAGATGATACGAAACTTTGCAAACACCGGTGACATCGAAGGGATGCTCGACTATGTAGACCAGATGTTTAACCGATTTGGAGCTACGCAGGAGGTTGTGGACGCAAACTTTGACAACCTCACGACCCAAACCAATATCTTTACATCCAACCTCAAAACAGCGATTGCAGAGAGTGCGACACCGGCGATGGAAACTCTTGCGGGCACCATGCGGCGCTTAAATGCAGAGATGGATGCCGGAAAATATCAGCCGTTTATTGCGCTGATGGCAAACGGCATGGAGCTGATTGGCAGCGGAATCGCGTGGGTAGCGGAAAATCTCAACTGGCTGGCTCCTGCGGTTTTGGGCGGTGCGACGGCATTCATTGTGTACAAAGGCGTGCAGATGACCGCAACGGCAGCAATGGCAATCTTCAAGGCAGTAACGGCGCTGACGACCGGGAATGTTCTCCAACTAACTGCGGCGGTTGCTGGACTAGTAGGCGGCATGGCTGCCATGTCGGCGGTATCCAAAAAGATTGATGCTGGGGTGGAGATGGATATGGAAAGCGCCAAAAAGCAGTTTGCCGACCTTTCTGCCAATCTTCCCGCCGCTGGAGCAAAGCTGCCGGTCGAGGTTGCAAACTCTGCACCCATCAAAGTAAAGGGCGAGGTGGAAATCGAAGAAGAGTCCATGCGCTATCTGCTGGACATCCAGGGGCAGAAATGGCTTGCAAAATTCTCGACAGCGACCCTTGCCCCACAGATGATTTTTAACGGCACGACCATCGAGAAAACAGCCGACTTTGATGAGTTTGCAGAGTTTGCACTGGAAAGCCTGCGGACCAGCGTGGAAACGGCTGCGGACGGCGTGTGTTAGGAGGAGTACGGATGTACGATGTGTACTTAGACGATATTTACTTTTACGGGGTCACCGATTTTGATTTTTCCGGCTCCCGGGAGCTGATTGTCTACAACGGCATCGGCACAGGATACTTCCCGAAAGCGGACGACCCCGACCTGAAAAAATGGAGTTGGGAATGTCGATTGCAGGATTTCCCCGAGCATTACCACAGCAAGGGCTTTACTCGAGCGGGCGAAATCATCAGCAAGCTCGACGAGCTGCAAAGGAGCAAAGAGCCGGTGCGGCTGATTGTGCGCGGGGAGAAAAAGAGCCTGTCTCAGCAGGTGTTGCTAAAAGGATATACCGCAAAAGAGCAGTACGGCGGGGTGTATCAGGTAGCGGTAAACGTGCTGGAATACAAAGCGGCTGCCATCCGAGACACCGCCATCCCGGAAATTCCGCGACCGGGGAAAATCCCGACACAGCCGGAAGTTGTCATAAAAAAAGACGAAACGGTTTACGACAAAACGGATGAGCCGAACAACTCTCTAAAGCCCTCCAGTGATCCGGGCAATGGGGTGATACATGACCCCATCAACGGGACATTGCTGGACACGGAAACGGGCAAGGAGATTGATTTGCTCGACCCACCGGTGGACAAGCCGATTATAGATACGGAAAAGAAGGATTATTACATCAATAACATCACCGGGGAGCTAGTGGAGGCACCCACAATCAACTGGGGAAACCTTTGGGACAAGATTGCACCCGACTGGAAGAACAGTCCGGCGGCGCAATGTTGGAACGATATAAAGCAGGCATACGACCAATACATCAAAACCAGGTACGGCAAAGGAGACTGAGGATGGGAAAAGGAAAACTGCTCATCATGGACAGCCAAGCCGGAGGGGTGTTTGAGCTATCGGACATTGCCGGCAATATCAGGCTGCATCAGGTGTGGAACGATGGAGCGAGCACCCTTACCTTTACCTATCCCAGACAGGGCGGCAGGCGCTTTTCCAATGGCTCGACGGTGACATTTACATACGATGGCGCACCGATGTTTTACGGATATTTGCAGAGGACTGGCGGCAACCGGGAGCGTTTTCAATGCACCTGTGCCGACCAGCTGCGGTATTTTAAGCCGACCAACACCATCCTGCGCAAAGAAATGCCGCTGAGCGACTGGCTCAATGTGGTAGCGGCTGCGGTATCTGACGGGGACAGGATTCGCTTGGGGAGCATCGACAGCACCGGGGTCAATCTCAGCAAAAAGCTGTTTGACAGCAAAAGCCACCTGGATATGCTCTATGATGCCATCCGTGAAAATCTGGGGCTGAACGGTTACTGGTACACCCTGTTTGATAACTTTGGGCAGCTCGACCTTGTGGACACATTGGATTTGCGCCTGCCTTTGGTGATAGGGGATGAAAGCCTTTGCACCGGCTTTGAATACGAAAAAGCAATCGACGACGACGGTGTAGCAAACCACATCAAGCTGGCAAAGGACGACGAAAAGGCGGGCGTAAGGAAGGTGTATGTGGCGCAGGACAGTGCCAATATCGCCAAATGGGGCAAAATCATGCACTATGAAAAGGTCACCACCGACCGCAACGATGCACAGATGCAGCAGCTTGCGCAGATGCTGCTGGCTCTCAAAAACAAAGAGGCGCAGTCCTTAAAACTGGATGCAATCGGAGACACCAGAGTACACGCAGGCAGCGGCATCAAGGTGGAGCTGCAGCAGGAGAATATCAGTGCATGGATGGTGGTTGAAAGGGTTACCCATATCTTTACGAGCAGTCAGCACACGATGAGCTTAAATCTACGATGGGGAGAGTGGACATAATGGCAGATTTTGGACCGGAGCTGCTCAGGCTCATCAAGCAAACGGTCGGCAATTACATCAAAAACCAAAACCTATCCGATGCGGTGTTTGCAACCTATACAGGCAAAGGGTTAAAGGTGGACGACAAGCCAATCGAGATTGAAATGGACATGGTAAATGTGCCGGAGCATCTGAAAAAATACAAGGCGCGGATTTCCTTTGACCTGACGCAGGAGGAACTGGATAATCAGGTTTTGATCGTCAAAAAGTCAGGGGAAAGGGTGGAGCTTTCCAGATTAAAATTTGACCGCATCCCTGTTACCGTAGAATACGACAAGATGGAGGCGGGACAGCGGTATATGGTGCAGCAAAAGCAAGGCTCCAACCGATACTTCATCATCGATCGGGTGCCGGAGGAGGAAGGATGAGCGTATTAAAAACATACCGTCGGCTGACAGGGGAGCGACCGACCAGCGTGACCTATCAGCTGGATTTGGAGAACAAACGGCTGGGGC